CTGCGTCAATTACAAGATGTCCAGTTTCATCCAAGATCAAAGCCGAAACTGCAAAATTTCCACGGTCTCTTGTTTGTTCTGCTAGATCACACAAGTAGTCAGCTATTTCATCGTTAGTCATAATTTCAACCAATAAACCGATCAAAATCTGGACGAGACTTCAACTCATTTCGAACAACAATTTCGTCTTCAGGACTTCCAACATGTGTCTTTAACACTTCAAAAGATTCTCCAATTTCACTATTTGGTGGGTAAATACTTTCATATTCTATCTGACTTCTAGCAAGATATTCTTCATATGTACCGGATATTTTAGATGGTTCATATCCTTGAAGAATTTCATAATCTTCACGAGACATCGGATTATAAATCGCTCTTTCTTTTGTCTCTTCAACAGAAACACGCCGAATATAAAATATCAATTTTGGATACATAAGACTACCTCAAAAGAAGGGGGATTCTTTCGAATCCCCAATGTTACTACAGGAGAACAACGATGAAACTGTTAAGCCAGAACGTAGCGTGCGCCGGGACGAGTAACCATTTCCTTGGTCACGATCTGAGCACCAGCATCACGCAACTCGGAAATGCGAGCAGACAGATTCTGAACACCAAAACGGCGTGCTTCAGCAACGGAAAGACCGCGTTCGTTGGCAAAAAGCTTTTCGTAGACCTTGATGGCCTGTGGCTTGAGATTAGCTGTATACATTACAATAAATTCCTCTTCAATTTAATTTACAAGTGGGGGGCACTTGACACCCAGACAACATTATGCCACATGATTCCTGAATATTCAATGTTTCTAGTATTTCTCAGCCTCTGAACGATGATACCACTTTCCACCAACAACAGAAAAGTCAGTTACTGGAATATATTCAAAATTTGTTGATTTGGTCTCAGAGTTGACATGAACAAGAGCAAACCCATTATGCCATTTCTCACCCTCACAATAACTTGCATTTCTCTTATGTCCAGTTCCTAGCTGGTGCCACTCATAAGCACCGAACATTGGATTAAATTCACTCCAGACCACATGACGATGATTGTGACCATTAACACCCGGCATGTTAAAGTTTCTACCATGTGGAAAATGATGAATCAGAACTGTGTCATAGTAAATTTTGTAGTTGTTGCCTAACTGTTTTGTATAATCACTCTTCGACCATGCAGATAGATCAGCTTTAGCAATGTAGTTGACCTCGAATCTATCAAGACCCAAAAATTTCTGGATGGTAAATTTATGCACCTTGTCCATCACATCACGGAAAGCTGCAGAGTTGTCGGCCAGATGTTTCAGAACTCTAGCTTCGTGATTTCCTTCAATTAAATCAATTTGTACATGAGGACATACCTCACGCAACGGCTTTAAAATATTCTCATGGACAAATTCTATTCTACCAGCTGCATTCCAATCACGAGGATCAACAGTATATCTTCCAAATTCTGGAAGATCAAAGATGTCACCAGCAAGAACAATGACATCCGGTTGAACTCTCTTGGCTGTATCGATAAACACTCTGAGAAAGAACAGATCAATCTCGATATCATGAAGATCGGAAACAACCAACATGGTTTTGAATTTCCCAGATGTTGGTCTGAGATAATTTTCATCCCAGTTTGATCGTTCATTCAAAGCACGATGATGATCAACAGAAGAATGCTTTGCAATATTCCGCTCATGAGCGTGCTGATAGCGATTAAGAATGACACCGGCTTGTCTTTTAAATTCATCGAACGACCCAAAATGCTTGCTCCATGCAGACTCAGCATAGACACCATTTACTCTGTAATAATTTCTTGTGATGACCTTCTCAGGATTCTCAAGTACCATGCGTCTGAGACTGTCAATACACTCCTGAGCAGTTCCTATTTTTATCTTCTCAATGAGTGTTTCTGACAGCGGAATACCGGAATCTATATTAATAGACATACAAACACCTCGTTTTGATTGTGAATCGTTTATGCAGCTGTAGGAGTTTCTTCCTGATAAACAGCCAACACATCCTCATGCTTCATAACAATCAAAACTTCTTCATCAACTCTCATCTCTTGAATTCCACCTCTTGGGACCAATACAACGTCACCGGGTTCAAGTGTAAATGCTCTTGTGTCTGCATTGCTCAAAGGACCAACAGCAACGACTGTTGCCTTTACTGGACGCTCTGTAGCTGAGTCTGGGATGATAATTCCACCGGTAGACTTGGTTACAGCATCGACGCGCTTCAAGATGACACGGTCGTTCATAGGGACTAACTTCATGATTTTTCCTTTTTTGGTAGTGTTGTATCTAATGATATTTTTGGTGCAGACTGGTCAGCAACTGTTTCGTTGTAAATTTCCGTTATAAACGATGATATTAGGGCGTCTACAAGCTTTCTTAGTTTGTCGAACGTTTCTCCCTTTCCTGCTACTACGTCTTGAAAAACAGCTTCTAGGTCTGGTGGGCATCCAATTATTTCGTATTGAATGTTAAAGATTGGTGCTCCATTGCTGTCCTTTCCAGTACTGGATAACTCACCCAGACCAAGAATGACACCATTGAACATAGTGTCATAGTCTTTCCCATCCGATCCAAGGTCTATTTCTTTGTTTCTGACTACGGCGAAAGTATCAATCCAAGGATGTTCTTGTAAAAAAACAAGACGTAAATCAGATGGAATATCAGCACCAGCGATACCGTATTTAAAAATATAGTCTTCCATCAATTTGATCCCAATTTGAACTGATCGCCAATCCACTTATTAAATGTTCCATCAAGTAGTACTGGATTCCAAAACTCTTCTGAATTTGTATCTTTAAGAAGCCATGATTTATCTTCGATAACCTTTCCATCTAAATCAGCCATATTACGTTGATATGTAGTTGGCTTACTTGGAATTTTCTTAACAAATCCACCTTCTAATGCAAGGTCAAGAAGACCAGACCACTTCTCCACACCGCCTGTATAGGTTACAATGATTGGAATTTTAGATTTCTCTTTGATAAATCTACTCTTTTCCACATTTAACGTAAACTTCCATCCAGTATGCTCATCGCCATCTTTTTCTTGTGCTCTAGTGACCAAGAAAACATTATTGGCACTCAACATGATTCCAGTTCCACCAGAAACAATCGATTTTGGGATAAAATCTTGGCTTTTATACTCATGGGCAATGGCAACGCATGGAACATCTCTACTGTTCAAGTACGGTGTGATAATTCTAAATAGCTGCTTCATCATTTTTGCTCTTGTCATATCAGCAACTTCTTTTTCCGCAAGAGCATCATCCAACTCTTTCTTGGATGCTAAATTTCCCAAAGAATCGATGAAAAATATAACCTTCTCACCACGAGACAAATTATCAAGCTGTTTGGTGATATCAAATTTAAGCTGTTCGATATGCATGATTGGAGAATGAATCACACGCGCAATGTCTACACCAGCTTCAGCAACATAAGTAGGCGTACTACCATGTTCAGAATCATAATAGATACATACAGCATCTTTGTAAAAATTTAGATAGGCTGCTACCAATTCCAATCCCATACCAGTTTTATAGTGCTTTGATGGACCTGCAAACACTGTAGTTCCACAAGTAAGACCACCATTAATATCACCACACAAAGCAATATTGAGTGCTGGTACATCCGTCTTGATTTGGTCTCTGTCATTGAAAAATTCTGAATTTTCCAATACCGATGTTTCTTTGATGGTGCTAGTTTCGAGAAGTCGAGCCATCAGTGAGTTTTTTGATACTTTTTCTTTTGCCATTTTAATTTCCTTTATGCTGTTTCATTTTTAGGCTGGAGCTACCTCGCCTGTCTACTATTTATGCCGTACTGGCCTGTATGTCAATCAAGTAGTGTTTCAACATGCTCATTACTCCATCCAACAATATCCAAAAGACGAGTGACAGGCTTCAAGAAAGTTTTTTCAAATTGTCTTTCAAGATCAATCTTATTGTGTAGTCGAAATTCTGGTGGGAGTTTGTCAGAAATGGCTATGACATTGCTTTTGGCTCGATTTGGCATTTTCAAAAAAAGAATTTTGACGCGATCACCTTCCACAATCTTGTCATACTTCAGTTCTGTACCAGTCTCTTTGATGAGTTTGTTATAAACCACAGTCGCTCTAAGTTGCTGAGTGATTTTCTTCTGCATCACATCTTGTTCTTCGTCATAATACTTACTTAGCTTATTAATACCAATCGGTGCGCCGATTTCTTCCAATGGAAGTTGTTCAAACTCATCTCGAAATTTGGTGATAAAATCGATCATCGTCTTTTCATCGGACGTAAAGATCAAATTAAGACACTCTTTGATTTTTGACCTACAAACATTCGGAGTGTCGCTTCTTACAGAAGTCAAACCCTTGATTATGATTTGAGGTGTTGTGAGATGAACACCACCTTCTTTATTGAGCACATGCATTGCATACATTTTACTCTTTGCCACGAGAATACGATCACAAATATATTCCCTCTTCATCGAAATTCTATGTTCTGTAGAGACATTATGATCCAATCTCTGTTGATTGAAAGTCTCTTCGATTTTTTCTTTGAGTTTAGTGTTTCCTATTTTGTCAATGAACTGTTCAATCTCGTCTGTAGTAGAATCTGGAAGAAATTTCTTGACTAGGGACTCCAATGATAAATAAACACTGTCGGTATCGCTATAAATCCAGAACCGATCCTTCTCATTTTTAGAAATGGAACGAAGATAATTTTGTAGAATTGTTGACACATTTTGAATGGAATATTGCCCACTAATAGTAACAGCTTCTGCAATATTCACATTGAAAAACATGAAATCTTTTGATCCACAAGCACCATAACAAGATGCAGCACCAGTCTTCAAGGCAAACTGAGAAGCATCATAGAGAATATGAACATCAGTCAACTCAGCAATTTCGACACTATGATCAGTCGATGTATCTGCCTTTAGCTTTTCAATCTGAAGTTCTGTATCCAACATCAATTTTTTATAACGTGCCCTTTCTCCAGTCATATCTTCTAACATCAATGGAAGAAAACCACGCCTCTTTTTTGTGAATAGGGCACCATTGACAGCCAGAATACAATCGTTGTCTATAGCATACTTCCTAACATTGTTGAATTTTTCACCTCTATCAACGAAGGTATCAACATCACATTCAACCATTTCCATTATAGTTTCTGGAGAAATGTTGAGCATCATCATCAGGATTGGATACAGACCAGTAACGTCGAATGTCATACACCAATTGTAGAGTGCTGGAATTGGATCAAAAACGAACGCACCCTCATATTGTTCTGAGTCTTTCTTTTTTCCAAAGTGCTTGATATGAGGCAAAGTTCCATGGCGAAATTTCAACTCACGATAGATGCTCATTTCCCACATACGTACCTGAGAGAAGATATCTGTATATTTGGTGAGTGTTCGATAGGACAACATAAAAGCAATGGTGAAAAAATGAAGCTTCTTGTCCATTTTTTCAATAAGTCTACAATCTTGTATGTTGTATAAAATGAAGCGGTGAGGATCAGCAAGGTAAAAGTCTCGCAAAGAACCCTCAAATTCTAGCTTTGTTTCTCCTAGCTCGGCCTTGGCAACTGTCTTCAGTTTCATATCAGGTTGTTTTTTGCCGTACTGTTCATAGAGACGCTTGTAGTCTAGTAGAACGATACCAGCAATTTCATAGACCTTACCTTGTCCATTCTCATAATTTTCGCTCTCAGAAACATATCCCCACGGTGAAATAGCCTTCCCCCATGAATCATCTCCATAGAGAATCTTTGCTCGTTCTATGAGATATGGCATATCAAACCAATCTGAATACCACCCAGAAATAATATCTGGTTGGATCAATTGAAAGAGTTTTTTCAACTCTTCAAATATTTGAATTTCACTCTCACAAAATTTAAATTGAGTGTTTTCATCTGGCGTATGCTGCATCAAAGCCATGGTATAGGCTGTTCCGTGATAGAGAACAGTAACGGCATTGACTCTCTCTATAGGATTGTTTGGCTTTCCAAAAACCTGTTCGCTCTCAACCTCGATGTCTATGATGGCTATACGAATCTTAGCTTGCATACTTTTATCAAGCTTGATGCCGTCTGGAAATAATTCTGTTATCCCGGCATAATCAAGATTGGTGGCACCATAATAGACAGCATCGCCTTGATCTTTTAAAAATTGACGGCGATCCTTCACATTTTCAAAGGAGATTTTATAGAGAGGATTTTCTTTTAAAGTCTTGAACTGACTCAGTTCGAGTCGATCAGATGCCTTGTCTGTATAGATAGAACTATCAATCTTATGTGTCTCAAAAACAGGCTTATCATGGTCTGCTGAATACCCACGAACTTTTAGCTTATTGCCGTGGACCTGAAAATTTGTATAGAATGCAAGGTCTGTCATAGACAATCATGATACATCAAAAACATCAATGGATACAAAGTTTCAGCGTTTCTTATGTTCTCTGACAGTCACAACCTGATTGTCATAGGCATAGAAAAGTCCAGTGTCACCATCTTGAAGAACAGCAGTCGAAAGGGTTTTGCCAGAAGCTGAAGTTAATACTACAACTTCGATATCATCTGGACAATGTGCTTCTACCTTTACAGATGTTGTCATGGGTTTGCGCCTTGTGTGATAGGTCTGATTTCGATTGTAAAGTTTTGATTGTTCAATTTTTGCATAAAGATGGTTACAGCATTTCCAGATTGGATAACAGCTTTCTGCATGACTGGATTCTGTTGGGTGCTTGTCTTATTTGGAATAGAACCAACATTCATTCCGGGAAGGATACAACCTTCGACATCAGACGAATAACCCATACTTGTATCACCAGCAAAATTTCCCGGATGAATTTCTACATCACTCCTGCCCGGAACTTGTTGTAGTTGGTAAATGTGTCGATTGAAATGTGGTGAGAAGACCAGTATCACAGGATAACTACCGGATGGGACGCAACTCATTCCAGATGCATTGTTTCTCCATGGAAGCTCGGCACAATGAAAAGAAGTTCCGTCTGGAAGAGTCAGCGTCCCAAAAGTTCCCTCATCTGAAGTTTCTAGTCTCTGAAGTATCACGTTAGTCATTTTCATTCCTCTTAATCTTGTTTCCACCCACGATATATTTTGGTGAGAAGGTCCAGTCGGACTTGTCAGTGTATTTAATGACTGTGAACTTCCCAGACATGAGATTTCTCTCTGGTCTGATACCAAGAATCTGGATCATATTCCAAGATTCTAGAGCTAAAGCAATATTACTTCGTCTTGTGATATCTTCCTCATCAACAACATCACATTTTCCATCCAATGCGAATAGTTCCTTGAAGTGGACTAGGTAATATTTACCACGCTTATGTAAGATGTGACAAGATTGGAAAAGTGTCTTGGTCTTCTGATTGGCGATACCAATTCTGGTTAATGTCTCTTTGACCTTGAGAAAATCATCTGTGCTGAGAGGTTCTACCTCAAGAAACTTCTCGATGATTGAAATTCTGTATTCTGCGCCGGTTGTTTCGGTCTTGTTGTCCATGATAAGCACATCCACATTTTATTGTTATGCACTTATTTACAGATTGGCGTCACCCACCTCGATTTGATTTTAGTAGAGAATCAGGAATCAGAGTTACAACGATTTCAGCCTTTTCCTTTGAATAGGAAAATTTATCCATGATCAGCTGAATTTTCTCTTCGTTCGCCTCGGTTTTGATCCATGGAGTGAATCTTTTTCCTTTCTTGACTGAGTGTAACAAAAACTCATAGTGCTGCCGATTGGTAAGATTTAGATAGCTTCCTCTGGTGTTCAACTCATTGGCAAACATGATGGTGTCCAGAAATGATCCCATGGCTCTCTGTACCACAAAAGGCACATAAGATCGCTCTGCATCATCTGGAGTCTCATCAGAACGAATCAAATTTTGTTTTGAGACGTTGATCGATGAGAGGAAGTCCTTCAATTCTACCATTTCATTTTAAAACCTGAGATAAAGTTCAATCGGACCCTGACCACCGAGAGTATCACCACATTCATCTGTTCCAGATGAGTAGTGAACAGCTTCAAAACGATATAGATATTCCATTAGTAAAGATTCTCACTGTAAAGAGTTCCACCATTTGTGGTGTCGCCACCACAACGATATAAAATTTGTCCTGCTGCTTCTGCAACCTTCCATGCTTCAAGCCTATCCATCCACACTCCATATTGGTCAACAAATCCTTGATCCCAGTCAAAGTTACTGAATACATCCGATTTGAATATATCATTAGCATGACGACACATAGTATGATCCCAGTGCCTAATACCCAATATCAAATATGGACCATATTCAGATGATAATTTGTTTGCAGCACACACCACTCGTCTCTGAGTTCCCATGTTACTTCACCCATTCTCCAAATTTGTTTAGTGCAATAAACTCAATTCCAAAATATTTACAATATTCTTCCAAGTTTTCATAGGACAAAAATTCCCATTTTTCATTATTGATGTGTAGTACCCACGTTCCATTTTTCTCTTCCGATGCTATATACGATGCCATGTTACTTCCACTCCATTTCCATCATGAGATGTGTGAGCATCGCAAGTACATTCAAAGCCGGATCAATACTTGTGACGTGTCGGTGTTGGTAGTCCGAATAAATCAAAATCGATGCCGGAATGCTCTTTGGTTGTAACATATCATACAATCCTGTGTCAAGTTCTCTACAAAGCTGAGCCATGTCGATGTTGGGTGTAGAGAATGCCCATTTTTTACAGGCAGCAAAATCCTTATCCTTGAGATATTTCAATAGGGGCTTCGCATCATTGTCATTGGCAACAAGTATGCCAGAATCGATCTGTCCGTTGACACTATACAACTGCAGTTCATTGATGACTCGACGCCAGTCTGGAAAATACTTCTTGATGAAGGTGGCTACAACAGCCTTTTCATACTTAATTCCATTGTCATCCAGAATGAAACACGCTCTCTGGAAGATCTTCAGTGCAACAGAACTTGCCTCTTCTGGTGGAATCTTAAACTCAATGGTTCCAGACCTTGAATGAAGGGCATCAATTAGTCTATTTTTATAGTTGGCCGTGGATATGAATGAACAGGTACTGCTGTACTGCTCTATAAAGCTTCTGTAAGCCTTTTGGGTATCGACTGGCATACCGTCAGCCTCATCCATAATAACGCACTTACGGTCGTTGTAGAGGCTCACAGTGGATGCAAAGCCAGCGATCTTCACACGAAGAGTGTCAATCAACTTTCCTTCACTGGAACCGTTGATGAAAAGAACTTCGTATTGCAAATGTGAACATAATGCAAGAGCCGCTGTTGTTTTTCCAGTTCCCGGTGTTCCAGTCAACAGAAGATTTGGCATTTTCCCCTGAGCAACATAGCTAGAGAACATGTCTTGAATCTGCTTTGGAAGAATGCAATCGGCTATTTTGGTAGGACGATATTTTTCACACCATAGTGGATTATCAGATTGATCAATTCCGTTCAAGTTGTTATCCCTTCATCTGTTGCGTGGTTGCAATCCAATAATTGAACTTATCGTTGAAAAAGTGTAATGAAAACTTACCATTAGCACGCTTATGTACTTCGGCTGTGTAATTTGACGGAAACATTTTCAAAAGTTCTATCTTTGTGCTCCATGATGCATCTGTAACCGTTGATTCTGCGGTTGGTAGGTCCAGACGGTACTCATCACTCGACTGGTTCTTTCTATCATGAACCAATACACTAACCTTTGAACTCTTGACTTGAATGGTGAAATCTTCTGTTGCAATAACACCAGCAGCCTTTTGTAAGGATGTGATATCTTGTTGAGTAATATCAAACTTACAACAAACTCCATCAGTCTTTGGTGCATCCGGGCTTTTTGGAATCAAAACAGAATCTTCGTCTGCATAAACATATCGAAGTTTGACATTCCCCTCTTCAATGGTCATGGATCGATCACCAAAATTCAACTCTGGATTCCTGAAAAGAGAAATGATTCCAAGAAACCTAGAAAGATCATGGATACCAAATTGTGTTGGAAAGCTATCCTCTAGGATAGCTCGACCAGTGATATTACACTGTTGTGATTCTGTCTTGAGAATATTTCCTGTTGTGACCAAAAGACTTTGCTCGATTGTTGCAAAGTTTTTCAGGACTTGAATGGTTGATTGTGAAAGTTTCAAACGTGATTCTCCAAAATTAAAAAAGGTCTGGACCATCATGATATCAGTCCAGACCAAGTGCTGTCAAAGTTTCTGACAGCGGACCCACGGAGACCTGTGAATTTCTCTTAAAACGGAATCTTTGAAGGTGATGCTGGTGGATTAACACCGCCCGGAAAAGGTGACTGTGGTATTGGATTCTTGGTGATGTTCACAATCGTGTCTGGATCAACTTCGATCTTGACACTATTCAACCTTGCTGGATCGATTGAAGGATCGACCACGAAGTAAGCAGATCGGAAAGCATCATAAGTTTCTGTATTAAACCGATTGATAGCCAGTTCAATCGCCTTCAGCTTGTCACCAAACAGCTTGTAATTGGTGCAAATATGAAGCAGACGGCGAGTAGTAATCTGACGATCACAGCGGTTGTTGTCGTAATTTTCACGAGTCAATGCAGCCCATCGAACAAGACTTTCAGCAAATTGAGTATGCCCAGAGCCAAGCTGATTCGAAACAATCTTGATTTCAACTGTCTTTGGTGGATAGGTATGACGAATAACAGCCGTGATTCGATCACGGAAAGCCTCATTTAAAATTTCCTCTCCGGTATAGACTTGATTGCTGGACTCATCACCTTCACCGACAGAGTTTCCGGTTGCGATCACACAAAAACCCTTGGCCGGATAGA